ACGCTTAGTGTCATAATTTATAGTTTTAGGGTCTAACACCTCAGACACACCAGCAGTCTTATATGCAGCCCTCGCACCAGGGTCATTATCCACAGCAAATCTCACATTCTCACCATTACCAATCAACTCTTTAGCCACAGAACCCTTCCAAGCATTACTACCAGCAACAGGAATCTCAGTAGGTCTCATCAACAACTCACGATATTGAACATTAAACGACTCCAACTGGTCAATAGTTTCAGCACGCTGAGACTCATCACGACCAGTCACAATATAGAGTTTCACATTCTGGTGATCTAACCAATCAAAATAATCTTGGTGAATAGCATTATTCACAATCAAAGTATCATCAAGGTCAGTGATGCCAACATCAGCAACAACATCCCTTTTCAATTCACCGCCAGCAGGCATTTTTTCAGCTATGGATAGAGCAACCATCTGTGCTATCGCTTTCTTTTTATCTGGATGAGAACCCAAAACAGTTCCATCTTCTTTAACAGTGTCCCAACCCTTAGAACTCTTAGTAATAAAATATGGCATTAGTCCTGCTTCTGCACAATCACGCCAAGAGAATAAGTTCCAGAAGTAGTCACAGCGTAAAGCGAGTCACCTGGATCTATTGTTAGTTGCAAAACGACAGCAGAATTGAGGTGAACAGATTGACCCTGCACCAAACCACTTCCACCAATCCAAATCTGCCTGCTAGCAACAGATTCAAGATTATGCAAAGTCACCTTAGTTGGCATAGTGTCAGGAGCAACCACCTGCACTAAAGAAGTTCCAACAGAATAAACACCTTGACTAATTGGCATTACGCACCTGTCTCATAACTACCAGAAGGAATAGTAGTCGGATTCTGTAGTTGAACAGTCGGCAAACCAGTATGAGCAATCGGGTCAAGGCCAAGACTTTTCAAAACATCTTCAGGAACAAAACCTAAACCAATCAACTTCTGTGCCATAGCAACCTTAGTTTCACTCTCAGTCAAACCAGCAGCATTAATATCGACATTCGCCAAAGGAACACGCACCACATCACCACCAGCAACAGGCCGCATATTCTCAATACGCCTAACCTCATTAGCCGACATCACACCATTCTGCAACATCTTCGCATAACCCTCAATACGAGTCGCATAATCACCACGCAAAAGGTCATCAGTATTAAAAGACAAGTAAGCAGTATCAGGAAGCAACGCACTAAACGCATCCTCCAACTTAGCCAACCAAGGTCTCAAAGTATGAGTCACAAAACTAATAGCATTCTGCTCATTAGAGTTATACGACTGAGCTCCACGCTCATTCAAACCAATCATGTTAGTTGGCACTCTAAACATACGAGCAACATCCTCAACAGCAAGCCTACGAGAATCCAACATTTGAGCCTGATCGTTAGCAACAGAAGTCGGCTTAAAAGTAGCCCCACCAGACAAAATGCCTGTCCTATGCGCTTTACGATAACCCTTATGAGCCCTATCAAAACTTTTAGACAGATTCTCAGCCTGCTCAGCCGACAACGCACCAGGATATTCAATAACACCAGAAGTCTGTGTGCCTTGCCCAAAGAATCTAGCAGCAAAAGACTCAAGACTCATAGACAAACCTAGATTCTCTTTCAAAGAATCAACAGTGCTCTTACCACGAATATCCCCAGGCATCAAAATAGAACCAGTGATATGCAACATGTCATCACTTGACAACTCTTTACCATCTTCACCCTGATACACATAACGCTTAGTGCCATTAGCTTTACGACTAACAGTAACCTTCATAGGATTCAAAACCATCATGCTCAAAATCTGGCCTGTAATCGGATCACGAAAAATACGGATAAACGCATTACCATCAAGCAAAAGAGAAATCATAGTTTGCTGCCAAAAGGAAGTTGAGTTAATCATCGCATCAGGCCGACCAACCCAAGTAGGCCGAGGCCGATAAGGATAAGCAATACCATCTTTACGAATGTAAGTATCAACTGGTAACGCTGAGATAGTGTCAGCAATCAAAGACACACAAGCCCAAACAGAATTAATACCCAACGCAGTCGTATAGTCAATAAACGACCCTGCCTGAGTTTCAAAACTAGTTAAATCACCTGCACCCCAAATAGTTTGAAACGAAATAGCACGAGACTCGCCACCAGAAAGATTACGGAGCATTACTTATCGCCTTTATCTAAAGCCAAACCAAACAACAAAACACCGATACCAGCCAAAATTAAGCCGGCAGGAACAAAAATCAAACCTGCACCAACAGCCACAACAGCTATACCTAATGCCTGCAAAATCGTAGAAAGCATGGACATCCTCTATATGAAAAACTCTGGAATAATATCTAAGTTTAGTTTACTAGTAGCACGGTCAAAGGCTATAACAAAACTAACCGCAGCATCGATACGCCTATTCGAGTTACGAGATTCCTTCACAATACGAGCACCCAAGTTATCTATCTTCAAAACACAATTATCAATATGTCTAGCTAACAATGGACTACCATTATGAGTCAAAGTCGCTTCAGTCACAGCATCAAACACTTTTTGAGTAGCAGGAACCATACGCCTAGCCGAAGTCGAAGGATATTCAACCACCGGCAACCCCTCATCCATCAAAATCTGCATAGATCTCTGCCAACGAAAAGGGTCAAAGGCAATCTCTTTAACATTCCTATATTTTTGACAAAAAATCTTGATAGTTTCCTCAACCTCAATCGTGTCAACACGCCAATCATCCGTATCATTCGGTTGCTTCTCCCACGCCTGAACCAAAAACACATGAGGCTTATCTTCAGGAGACTTAGGAATCGTAACTGCAACAATCGCAGTAGTGTCACCAGAGAACGAACCATCAACACCCAACACCATCTCAGCATCCTCAGACACATCAACATCAGCCTGCAAAGTGTCCCAAACACCAGCAGGCAACCAAGCATTCTTAGAACTAACCCACTGATTACAACGCTTAGTCCTAAACTCAGGTTCAGGAGTTCGCTTCACCATAGATTCAAAATCTGCTTTAGAGTTCAAATCCCCATAACCAGGATTAGCAGCAACCCAAGTGCTCTCCAACCTATGATCTGCATCCAACGGAGCTTCCCACCAAGCCATATAAAAAGTCGGGTCAACAATCTCACCACGAGCAACCTTCTGCCCATACTGATACAACTGATAAGCAGTTGAATCCTGACCAGTCGAATCCGACTTCACCCCACAAGTAGTTGTTGCCAACATCATCGGTTGTCTACGAGAAGCCATAGCCAACTGCATAACATCCCACATCTCACGATTCTGAAAAGCATGCAACTCATCAGCCAAAACTGCTGTCGGAGACAAACCTTCCTTGCTATACGCCTCAGCTGACAAAACACGCCAAATACTTCCAGTCGAAGGCACCTCAATAACATCACGATAAATGTTGCACATAGCAGCCAACTCAGGTTCACGCTCAATAATCTTACGAGCATCAGCAAAAGTAATTCTCGCCTGCTCCTTCTCAGCAGCAATCGAATACACCTCACCACCCTCATCCCCAGTCAACAAAAACCACAACCCCAAACCAGTCATCAAAGCCGACTTACCATTCTTACGAGCAACAGAATAAATACAAGTCCGCTTAGCAAACAAACCATTCTCATCCAAAACAAACATCTCATCCAACAACCGCTCCTGCCAAGAACGAAGCCGAATAAGTTGCCCCGAACTACCAGCAACAGAATCCTTAGTAAGCGTCACAAAAGTATTAATAAAATCAACAGCATCAGCACCCCTAGAACCAAACTCAAAACTAGTCGGAGTCACAATAGCCGGAGGCCAACTACTCGACTGACTCAACAACAATCACCTGGTCACGCTCACGCTGACGATTACGAAGCTGCTCCATCTTAGTTTCAGCCTTAATCTCAGCCAACCCCAACTTAGAACGAGCATCAACAGTCAAACCCAACTTACTTAAATTATTTACAATCGCACCTTCAAGATCTAACAACTGTCGGTGAATATGAAAATCATCAGGCTTAGCGACAAACGCCTGCTCCAACAAAATCTGTCTATCCAACTGTTTACAAGTCAACAACAACAACTCAACATCCGACTGAGGACTAATCCAAGTCTGACCAGCCCCAAACACACGATTCCACAACAACAACCCAGCCCACTCCAAAGGCTGATGAGGTTCAACCCTCCCAGCAGTCAACGAAATAGTCGAATTAACATCCGGTAACTTCTGTTTACCAGGGTTGCCCAAAGCTCGTTTTTGCTCCAAAGGTTTAGCATGATTAGCCATGCTGTAAGGCTACCAAACTTAACCCACCAACATCGCACAGGTGCGAGCTTT